GGCAAATAAGATTAAAGAACAATTGAATTACGGGGATAGACCCGAAAGAATGGACCCAAATTTAGAAAGAAAATTGGCTAGTCCTGAAAATTTATATGCTCAAAATCCTGCCATGAAAAAAGGGACTTCTGATGTTCAAAGATTGGTAAGTAATAGATTTCAAAAAGTTGCTGAAAAATTAAGTCAGGTTACAGGAATCGAGAATTTAAGTTCGCAACAAACTCAGGGTATGATTTACCAAGAGATGATGAGAAAACTACCTTCAATTATGAGAATCGAAGGTCAACATAGAGAAGAGTTAGAAGAATTAGCCAAAGAGGCGGCATTAGAAGAAACTGAGGTTCCTGCTGATTGGTATGAAATTGAGGCGTTACTTAATAGACAACCTATCAACACAGGTAATTTTAGAATGAAACCTGAAGATGAAGAGGATGAGGAAGAAGATGAAAACGAAACTCCTGAAATCCCATCGTTTGATGTTGAAGACTTAACGGATGAAGAAATTCTTGAGTTAGAAAAACACAAAAGAAATATCATCAATGCGATTATTCAAGGAGCTGCGAAAAAAGGACATTACCTTTTTCAAAAACCTGACATTAAAGCAAGATTAGATGAAATCGACCCATCTCTATACAGAGACTATTTGGGTATTATGGCAATCAACGACTTCCTATATTTTAGTATGGAACAAATGATTGAAATGATGAGTCAGACAGGACAAGGAGTTGCTGGTAAAGTTGAATTAAAAAATAACGATGATGAGGGGGAGGAAGATGGAGAAGAAGGTGAAGAAACCCCAGACACAAAAATTGTTGCTGAAGGTATGATTTTTCCAATCTTATGCCACGAAATTATCAAAGGTCTTGAAGAGGCTAAGGGAAGACACGGTTTACCTAAGGACCCTTCATTACGTCAAAAAGTACAAGGTCAAGTAGATGTTTTATCTAACGAACCGATGCAATTGAGAATAGGACCTGAAATTGTAGAAAAACTTAGATTCGCATTACCTGATGAAATGTATGACGAATCAAACAAAGGTCTAATAAACTGGTTTCATACTTTACTGTACCAAATACCAGCACAAGAATTTTTAGAACTTATTGGACTTGCAATATCTGAAGATGAATCAAAAGTGAAAAAAGCAACTGCAAAATTCAAAGAAATAATGAGAGAAGCTCAACAGTTAAAAAGTGACTTCGAAAATTATCAAGAAGAAGAAGGTGGTTCTGACGATGATTCAGATGACGATTTTGGTGATGACGATAATGACGATTTAGATGATTTCTTAGGTAGTTTAGGTATATCGAGACCTAAATAACCTAACTCTCGTGAATAGAGAACAATTAATTATAGAAGTAACGAAGTGTATGAGGAATACTCCTTATGCACTTCGTACTTATTTACAGACCTACGATAACACCGTATCCAAATACGTTCCGTTAGACTTATTCCCCGACCAAGTAACTTTAATCGAAGATTACGATAACTACAACGAAAACGTTGCCCTAAAATATAGACAGGCAGGGGTTTCAACAGTTACCGCTGCTTGGGCTTCAAAACGATTAGTTTTCGCCAAAAAAACTAAACCTGAAAAAATACTCGTTATTGCCAACAAGTTAGATACTGCGGTGGAGATGGCGAATAAGATTAGAGGGTTTACTGAACAATGGCCTTCATGGGTCGGAGTTACTTTCTCACCTGAGAAAAATGCTCAAAGACATTTCAAATTAACAAATGGTTGTGAAGTTAAAGCCGTTGCAACATCACGAGATGCACTGAGGGGTTACACCCCAACCATCCTGATATTTGACGAGGCCGCTTATATTGAAGCTGACGGAGATTTTTGGGCTGCCTGTATGGCGTCCTTATCTACAGGGGGTAAAGTAATTGTAGTATCTACTCCAAACGGATATGACCCAATATACTATGAAATCTATGACCAATCGTTGAGAGGTATGAATGATTTCAAAGTAACTGAAATGTTTTGGCATCGTGACCCACGATATACAAAAGATTTGTATATGGTTAAGACTAATGATTTGGTTCACTTCCTTTTGAATAGAGAAGAATATAATCTTGACGAAGTGATTGTTGATTTATCGATGCCAAATCCATACGATAGAGACCATAGTATTGTCAATGACTACATTGAACAAGGATACAAACCGTGTTCTGCGTGGTTTGAGGGAATGGTTAAGAAATTAAAATACGATAGACGTAAAGTGGCTCAGGAGTTGGAATGTAACTTCTTGGGGTCAGGGGATAACGTATTTGATTCTGAAATGATGACAGACATTGCCCAAAACCAAGTTAAAGAGCCACAAGCTAAAATGATGGGTGGAGGACTTTGGATTTTTAAAGAACCTGTTAATGGACATAAGTATGTTATGGGTGTCGACGTATCAAGAGGAGACTCTGAGGATTTTTCATGTGTTCAAATTATTGATTTTGATTCAAGAGAACAAGTTTTAGAATACGTCGGTAAGGTACCTCCCGACATCTTGGCGGAGATTGCCTACAAATGGGGTACAATGTACAACGCATACTGTGTAGTTGATTTAACAGGAGGTATGGGGGTTGCAACCGCTAGAAAAATGCAAGAGATGGGATATCAATCAGGAATGTATGTAGATAACGTTGATACCACAAACAAATGGAAGTTTGACCCTAAATTAAATGAAAAAATACCTGGTATTAATTTTAATAATAAAAGGGTTCAAATTATTGCATCTTTTGAAGAATCTATGAGACATAAGTTTAGAATTTATTCAAGTAGATTATATAATGAAATGAATACATTTATTTATGTTAACGGTAGACCTGACCATCAGAAAGGACATCACGATGACTGTATCATGAGTATTGCTATGGCGATTTACGTTGCTGAAAAATCGTTCCAATCATTAGAAAAAGTTGTAAACCATACTAAAGCTATGTTAAACTCTTGGTCTACGGCTATTAGTGAGAACAAAAATACTTCAGAATATTTTAATCCTATGGTTCCTCAAATGGGAAGACAACACCCAATAAATCAAGGTCCATCTCGTGCCGACTATGAAAAATACTCTTGGTTATTTCGTTAACGATAAGTATTTATATTATCAAGGTAATAAGTAAATTTACATTATGGCAGAACAAAATATGACGGTTTGGCAACGACTGTCGCAAACATTTGGTCCAAACTCACTTCTTCAACAAGATTATCCAACTTTTAAGTTTGATAAGAAGGAATTGTTACGCACCAAAAGCAGAGAAGAATACGAGAGAGAAAAGTTACAGGCACAACAAACTTTTTACCTAACAAATCAATGGGCTAAAGTTGAGAACAATCTTTACTCACAAGCGATTTATTATGAACCATCAAGATTATCGGCACAGTACGATTATGAATCGATGGAATATACTCCAGAAATTTCTGCAGCTTTAGACATTTATGCCGAAGAATCTACAACAACAAATGAAGATGGATTTATCCTACAGATATATTCTGAATCAAAAAGAATTAAAGGTGTATTAGCCGACTTATTTAACAATGCACTTGATATCAATACCAACTTACCAATGTGGACAAGAAACACTTGTAAGTATGGTGACAACTTTGTTTACCTAAAACTAGACCCTGAGAAGGGTGTGGTTGGTGTACAACAATTACCTACTATTGAAATCGAAAGACATGAGGTTGGTGTTACTGCAAAAATATCTGTAGATATTACACAAGAGTTAGATAAAGACAAAAAAGCCCTTCATTTTACTTGGAAGAATAAAAACATGGAATTTCAATCATGGGAAGTCGCTCACTTTAGATTATTAGGTGATGATAGAAAACTTCCTTATGGTACTTCTATGTTAGAAAAGGCCAGAAGAATTTGGAAACAATTATTGTTGTCAGAAGATGCGATGTTAATTTATCGTACATCAAGAGCACCTGAAAGAAGAATGTTTAAAGTGTTTGTAGGTAATATGAACGATGATGATGTTGAAGCATATGTAAACCGTGTTGCCAACAAATTCAAAAGAGAACAAATTGTTGACAAAAATACAGGTAACGTAGACATGAGATTCAACCAAATGGCGGTTGACCAAGATTACTTTATTCCTGTAAGGGACCCAGCAGCGCCAGACCCAATTACAACATTACCTGGAGCAACTAACTTATCAGAAATTGCGGACATTGAATACATTCAAAAGAAATTATTAACAGCACTTCGTGTTCCTAAGGCTTTCTTAGGTTTTGAAGAAGTTGTTGGTGATGGTAAAAACTTGGCATTACAAGACATTAGATTTGCTCGTACAATCAACAGAATCCAAAAGAGCATGTTGGCGGAGTTAAATAAAATTGCGATTGTTCACTTGTTCCTATTAGGATTTGAAGATGAACTTTCAAACTTTACTATTGGTCTTACAAACCCGTCAACTCAAGCGGATTTATTAAAGATTGATGTTTGGAAAGAAAAAGTATTATTATATAAAGACTTAGTATCTGACCCAGGAAATGGTATCCAAGCAACTTCATCTACATGGGCTAAGAAACATATCTTTGGTTGGTCTGA